CTTTTTTAGATGAACACAACGGAAGGTTCTGTATAACTCCAGACTATAAAAAGGGGACCTACGCATATTTCGTAACATTGGATGACCTTAATACACCAGAGTATCCATATGTCATAGGCCCAACCACAAAGGAGAGACGATCTCTATAGAGGATCGAAAAAGAAATGACAAAGATTATAACAGAAAACTTTAGAGTAGGCGTAACGAAAAATTTAGTTGACAGTTTAGAGACTGATAACTATTATGCAGTGGCATCTCGAAGTATTACTAAAACTGAAAATTTAAGCACCGATCCAATTTCCAATACTCAGAAATCTAAAAGAGATTTTCAGAGAAAAATAATATTTGGTAAACGAATAGAGGTTGCTAAAAGAGGTGCCGGTGGTACTGGTGCTACTAACGAAGCAAAATATATGTTTATAGACAACCCTTGGGAAGAGGGTAGAGTTTATGATGCTTACGATGACACGAAAGATGTCGAAAACCTTAATATGATTGTCAGTGTGCAGGACAGCGATGAGAATTACATCATTCTAAAATGTATTGACAATAATAATGGCGCACCATCAAGAGACATCGCCGCAGAAATTGATCCAGAAAGCTATGGGTTCTTTAGTGGTGCTGATGGATATGTTTGGCACGTTATGTTTACTGTTACAAAACAGCAGGCGACAGACTATAGAACAGGTGGCAATTTACCTGTTGCAGAATTTACTAAGGGTTCTAGTGGTTATGGAGACTTTAATGTTGTCAGTAGCGCAGAAGAGTCTATTTCCAGAATCGTAATAGAAAGCACAGCGCCCAATCAATTCAACCAGTATCTATTCGGACCTGCAACAACAATACATGATGCTTCTGACGTTAAGATTGAGAATCCAGACGCATCGATAGTATCAGGAAAGACTAAGCAAGTTGTAGTTAGTGCTAGTATTGTTTCTGGTAGAGCATTATACATATCTAACAATGCATATAAAAATATGTATCTAAGAGCGAAGAGTGGTATTAACGATGGTAAGTTATATGAAGTTAAGGGCTCTAGAACTCTACTTGCGGCTAACTCCATTGTTTTAGACATTGAAACTGAAGATACATTTAATGCCCAAGAGATTTATCAGTTAGTTGTAAAAATTGACGTTAGTGCAAGCACATTAAGCGGCACTCGATGTAAAGCATATGCTAAACTTGATAGATTTGGAACTCTTGTTTCTATTGGGTTTGAAACTAGAGGTACAGAATATAAGTACGCAGAAGCTAATATTATCTATCCACCAAATCTAAAGGGTAGTCAAGCAGTATTAGACAGTCCAACTGTTCTTCGTGCAATAGTTTCTCCCGAAGGTGGTCATGGCTCAGACCCGATTAACGAAATGGCTACAAGTAAGATTACTTTGGTTTCTGTTTTTAATGGAGAGCGAGTTGCAATACCAGATGGTAATACATACTCTATAGTAGGACTATTGAAAAATCCAACTTTCACCGACCCCTCAACTGGTCAACCATTTATCCCATCTAGTGGGGCAACACATGAGTTCGATAATAGAACTGTCTTAACAATGAATGATGTTGGTGGGGCGCTTATGAGTGGTGCTAGTTTAGCAAGTGGTGGAGAGGTTAATAACTATATTGAGCAGTATATAGAAACCATTGATATACAAGATGCTGTTGATGGCGTAACATATACTATTGTCGATAAGGGTAATGTTGACGCTAATATTTGGTCACTGTTGGGAGCGACATCAGATAGTCTTGGACATACTTTCGTTTCTCAAAGAACCTCTGAATTAGACTCTACTTTGTCAGCAAAGGTTTCTTTTGCTAGAGATGTAGTTGACGTAGCAGACCCAGGTTACGATTATAGTGTAGAAATAGTTCGTGGTAGAATACATGAAATGAATTACGCAAACAATATCACGAGTATTTTTGTCGTAGATTACGATGGTGGACATAAGAATAGATTTACGCCAGGTAAATTTTATGTTAAGGTGCTACCCACATCTATTTCGTTTATAAATAATATGACAGCAGATGCTATTACACATGGGTCTTTAGACCCATACAGCGGAGAACTTCTACACTTCATAGATTTCTCCCCAATACCAAGATCCCCAGACAAGAATGAAAAGATAAAGTTCACGTTTGACTTTTAAAGGAAAGAGAATAAAACATGAGTATCAACAAAGACTTAAATGTAGATCCGTACTACGATGATTTTGACGAGACAAAACAGTTTAACCGTGTTTTGTTTAAACCATCTAGGGCTGTACAGGCACGAGAACTAACTCAGCTTCAGACTATTCTACAAAAGCAAGTAGAGAGATTTGGATCGAACGTATATAAAGAAGGTACTGTGATTAGTGGTATCAACTTAACGTCTCGAAGTGATTTGAGGTATATTAAACTTCAGGACCAGGTTGGATTTACCGATCCCTCGATCTATGGCGAGTTTATTATAACTGATAGTAATGACGCAAATTTTGGGTCAACTAGTCGATATATTCTTGAAGGCCAATCGAGCAACATACGAGCAGAAATCATTAAAGGTCTTGACGGGTTTGAAACTCAAGCACCCAATCTAAAAACATTCTTTATCAATTATCTGAATGCTAATTTAGAGACGGGACAGAAACAGTTTATTAAGGGTGAGAAATTAAACTTATTAAAACCAGATAATGGTAGTGGCGTTTTTGAACAAGTAAAAATTAATAATGCCAATGTTACGTTTACTGCTGACAACTCTAGTGACGATTACGCAGGCAACTCTTTTGGTGTGTCTTGTGAAGAAGGAGTTATCTACCAAAAAGGTCATTTTGTTTTTGTTGACCGGCAACTAGTAATTGTTTCAAGATACACAGATACTCCTGAAAACGTATCTGTTGGATTTACTATCAACGAGAATATTGTTGACTCTAACCTTGATAGTAGTCTACTAGATAACGCAACTGGGTTCAACAACCAGAATGCGCCAGGCGCAGACAGACTACAGCTTGTGCCTGTCTTAAATGCAGTACCAACCGCATCGGAGCCATCAGAGTTTTTCGCATTAGTTAGGTATGTTGATGGTAATGCAACCCGACTAAGAAACTTCACCGAGTTTAATGTTATTGGTGATGAACTTGCCAGAAGAACATACGAAGAGTCTGGTAACTATGTTGTTAATGGATTATCTACTTCACTCGATAAAGTAATAACCACAGACGACTCTGGTAATGTTACTGGTTCGGTTGCTCAAGCAGAAGTACAACCAGGTAAAGCGTATGTCTTTGGTAGAGAAGTTACTAATGTGACTACGAAGAAACTTAACATTGATCCGGTCACTACCACCAAAACCAAAACATCACAAATAACTAGTGTTGACTATGGTCAATATTTTACATTTAATTCTTCGGCAGGAAGCACCGTGTCTTCTTCAGTCTTCAGTGCAGAGCCTAATGCGGATAACATATATCCAAAGATGGCTTTGTATTCAGGTTCAGCGAAGTGTGGTACTTGTAATGTGGCTAGTGTTGAGCCAGGTAAAATTTATGTATTCAACATCGTAAAAAGTGCCTCTACCGCTGTAACGCATATTCTTCTCGATTCTTTAACCAGTGTTGGTGGATTTAATATCAATACAGCATCAAAGGTTGCCTTGACGAATAGTGGAAAACTATTTGAAAGATCAAAAGGTTGCTACATTTTTGACGCAGGTCAAAAAAATCTAAATTCTGTTACAGAGACTAATCTGGTTCAAAGAGCAAATACCGGTATAGCAACAGACTTAGCTACTGCTGACAAAATTGCCACTATTCCAGCAACTACTAATACACAACCAATTGCAGACATAAGCACTATCTTTGCTATTAATAATGATCTGATCTACCCTGCCGTGGCTGTTACTATGTTGACAGCGCCGAATGGATCTGGTTTTACTGGAATGACAGTTGAATTTGGTTCATCAGCGCCATCATCTGCGGTTGTACATTATCAAGAAGTTCTGAAAGGCTCTACTGCCGATACTTTAACTGAAGCAAATTCTATAATATACACTAAGTTTGACTTAACAACTAAAAAAGCCACTCTTGGTATACCAAACTGTATTCAATTAACTAGCGTAGGATTAACTGACCCAACTGATGGTACGAGTACAGCAGATTCTGCTATTTTAGACATAACGTCTAAATTCAGACTTGTGAACAATCAGACAGATACACATTATGACTATTCGTATATTCAGTTAAAATCTGGAGAAGAACCAATAGCAGATAATGCGATATTATTAGTCGAGTTCAAGTATCTATCTAGAAGTAGTGCAAATGGTAATGGATATTTAACTGCGAGTAGTTACAGTAGTGTAAACAATTTAAGACATTTAATTAATGATTATACATCAAGAAGTCTAGATTTATTTAATCTTCTAGACTCTTATGATATGAGACCGTACAAAAAAACTCTCATTGATCCTTCGACTAGTAGAGCAAATGCGGTGTCAGCCACCTCACCCAGCGGCGGAACTTTACAGTATAGCGACTCAGTAGGCGTATCGAATGACGTTTTGGGTAAGACACTATTCGGAAATGCTAGTGTTATTAATAGTACATATAACTATACCCTATCTAGAACTGATAGTGTTGTTATGAATGAGTATGGCGAAATATCTATCGTTAAGGGTGATGAAAGCGAATCACCACATTCACCACAATTAGATCGACAGTACCCTATTTCTTCGATACACATACCTGGCAACACCACTGAAGTTAATGGATCAAATCCAATTACTGTTTTGGATAAGAAGAATAAGAATTACACGATGAAGGACATTGAAGAACTTGAAATGAAAGTCGAAAGTCTTTCTAATATTGTTCAGCTATCTCTTGCCGAAGTTCAAGCAAAATCTTTGATCATAAGGAACTCTGATGGTAATGAAAGATTCAAGAATGGTATTTTGGTTGATAAGTTCCAGTCGTTTCGTGGAGCGCAGTTGTTTGATCCAGAATTTAGTGCGGCAGTTGACGAGACTAGAACTGTCGCAATGCCAGCTATCAGAGAGTTTCCGATAGACTTAAAGATAGACACAGCATCTACACTTCTTACTGATCCACCCTCCAATGTGTCTACTTCAACCAATGGGTTTGACGATATTGTTTCTCTTGTTCCAGACGCAACTACGATTAAAATAATTAATCAACCATACGCCACAAACTTTAGAAGCTGTGTATCTAACTATTATAGCTATCAAGGTCAAGCAGACATTTATCCTAAATTTAGTTCTAATAGAGATGTTATTCAAAACCCTGCTGTTAATTTTGATATCGATTTACAGGGCCCACTATTAGATTTAGTTGATGGTATTCAAGAATTTATGCCGTTAACCAGAGAGGGTACAGTTGGTGAGCCAAGACTTGTTAACCAATTCACAAGAAGAGAGAATGTCACTATATCCAATGGTCGTAGAGGAAGTCGAACAGTATCTAGAAGAGTGCGTACTCAAAATTTTGCAGAAAGTATAGAAATGCACAATCTAACTGCCACTCCAAGAACTGAAGAGCAGACCTTTGGTAACTTCGTAACTGATGTTAGAATGAAGCCATATCTTCCATCTACGGCAATCAGAATTTTTGTTGCAGGTCTAAGACCGAATACAAGACACTATTTCTTCTTTGATGAAACTGATGTAAATGCTGATATAGTTCCTTTAACAGATTTAGCAAAATATAACGCCAGTGGTAGAAGAAGCGGTGCTAGATACCAGACAGGTCGATATAGATTCTCAAGTCAAAGAATTGAAAGAAATGTAAAAGGTAAGGCTGTATATACGAACAGTAAAGGACAACTAAGAGCAGTCTTTGAGTTGCCAGCAGGCAAGTACTTTGTTGGTGAAAACGATTTAGAGATTGTTGATGTTGATCAGTACGCTTCGATAGAATCTGCATCGACATCTTACGCCAAAGCAACATATAGAGGCTACAACTTTGCATTGAATAAGTCTGAAATTAATGTCACAACACGAACAGTTGATTTTGATGTTTCTACCAATGTGATTGAGCGACAGTTCCAAGTAAAAACTGTTGATCCGATTGCACAAACATTCAGAATTAAATCCGGTGATACTAATGGTGCGAACTTTGCGTTTATCAGTGATATCGATGTGTTTTTCAAACGAAAAGATACATCAGTTGGCGTAACGCTTCAGTTGCGAGAAGTTAGTAATGGTTATCCAACATCAAAGGTTTTACCTTTTGGTATTAAACATTTAGAAAGTCAAGATGTAAACGTATCTACAAGTGGCACAGAAGCTACTAAGTTTACGTTTGATAACCCCGTTAGATTGAAGGCAGATTCAGAATACTGTTTTGTTGTCATTCCAGATGGCAACTCACCAGAATACTTAATTTTTACAGCCAAAGTTGGGTCGACAAGTTTATCTAAGGGCACTGTGGCTTCTCAGCTTCCAGTAGTAAATGACTGGGGTGACGGCGTACTATTTACATCAACAAACGATAGTGCTTGGAAGTCATATCAAGATGAAGACCTTAAGTTCAGCATCAATAGATACAACTTTTCAGCGTCTTCAGGTACTGTTGACCTAGTTCCTAATGATATGGAATTTTTGACAATAAGAAATAATGTTAAAGTAGTTCAAACAGACACTGACTCTTCAGCAGGCGCATCAGATACTAGACAGACACTTCACTTCCAAAATGACGAATCAGTCTATATCTTACCAGAAACTGGAAGTGTAACATCGGCCGTTGTTCAGTCTGGCGAATTAACAACATTGAATATAGCAAGTGCAATTGGAAGCGATGACTTCCCATTTGCTGATGGTGATTATCTGTATATTGTTGCAAATGATGATGAAAACGAAAAGATTGTTGCACAGATTGAGGGATTTGCTGATGGTGCTACTGAGGGAACTACAGATATATCAATAGATACTCCATTCTTTACTACTGGTAATGTTAGTGTTCAGCTATGTGTTTACGGTGAAGTATCATACTATAATCCTAGAAACTCATCTAAGATACACCTTAAAAATAGTTCTGCTACTGCAACCAACTTTATTGATGATCTACCCAACAGCGTGTTTAGTAGCAGTCTTACTAATAGATTTATAGCGGGTAAGACGTACACCATTACTAATTTAGGTGATGAGGGGGCAGACAGAGCAACAGCATGGCGTGAAGTCGGTGTCCCTGCCATAGTAGAGCCTGAAGTTGGAACTATATTTGTTGCAACAGGAACTGGTAATAGTACAACATTACCTGGGCATAATGGTACAGCTAGAGAAAACTCTCATAAGATATATGGCATTTCTAGTGGGGCAGAAGCCACCATTACTAGTACAGATGTGCAAAAGATGTCATATTTCCAATCAGAGATTATGATAGATGACACTGCTAATACATCTAGTAAGATTCAACTGTTTAAGAGAAGTGGTTCTGATTTAGTCTTAGACAAGCCTGTTGAGAAAAACTCAAACGCATATTGTCTCGATGAAGCAAAAGGTGTTACTAGTAAAAGTGAAAGGTTGAGAAATAACTCATCAGAAGACTTTGTTTTAAGAGTGTCTTTAGATAACAATGGGTTTAATTCCGTTAGTCCTATTATTGATTCCGAACTATCTAGCATTAGTGCTTACGAGTATAAGATAACTAATGACCAGAATAGTACGTCTGCTTGGGTCACTAAGGAAGTTATTCTTAAAGACGAATTACCCGCAGAAGGGTTAAAAGTCAAAGTGAGTGCGTTTAAACCTGCGGGCACCGAAATTGATGTATATGGTAGATTCGTTAGAGACGATTTGCCTGATGTTAAGGGCGACTGGCAAGAACTTATTCTGTCTAATCCAAAAGAGTTTTCTGCCCCAGGTAATCTTTATGACTATAGAGATTATGAATATGACTTAACTGAAGGCGCAGTACCACCCAAATATAATACTTTCCAATTAAAGATATTATTGAGGCATAGTAATTCACTAGAATTAAAACCTGCAGAATTGAGAAATATAACACCAGATGTTAACCTATTTCCGCATCTTTATAATATTACAGCAATAGCGGTGACAGGGTAATTATGGAAACTTTTATAAAATCCGACAGCGGCGCTGGCGTTGTTAACACTGATATAAGTGCTTATCAGAAAGCAATTGCTAAAAGAGAGCAAGCTAAATATTTAAAGAGTCTTGAGCAGAGAATAGAAAAGTTAGAGTCTGCAATGGCATTATTAGAAAATACACTTAAAGAGATATCAAAATGACACAAAAATCTAGCCTATCGAATATAACAAACGCAAACACTTTTGGTGATTGGAGACAAAGAACCAATGAGTTGATCGATGTTGCTAAGAAGTCTGTTACTTTCGGAACAGGAGAAAGTGGCTCTAATGTTGGTGATGTTACCATTGATGGTGATCTAAATTTAAGCGCAGGTAAAGAAGCGACTTTCGACATCATCGATACGATAGGTAGCGCAGATTTAAAGGTGAAAAAGAACGCAGACATCGAAGGCGTCTTATATGTAAATCAGACTTCCGGTAGTGATAATGTCGAAAGTGTTATTCAAATGACTTCTGGTACTGATAAAACAGGCACTTGGCAGATGTCAACAAATGGTACTCATGCCAATTTAAGATTTACTAAAGGAAACACCTCACTACAAATAGGCGGTGATGGTAATATTACTTCTGTGGGTACTACTAATTTAGTCATACCAGTTTCTATGGTAGATGGTGGTGTCTTCAATGGAGTAACTATAGGTAATAGCACTCCAGGCACTGGTAACTTTTCACAACTAGACTGCACTGGCGCAACTGAAGGTAATATAAACAATGTAAATATTGGTGGAAGTAATGCGGGTACTGGTTCGTTCACTAACTTTATAGCAACTGGTGGTGGAACAAGTACAATAATTAACACTCCAATCGGTGGCGGCGATGTGGGAAATAGGTCGACGGGTTCATTTACTGCGTTAATAGCAACTGGTGGTGGAAATAGTGCAATAAACAATGTTCCGATTGGTGGAACTACAAAAAGTACTGGCGCATTCACTACATTATCCACAAGCGGATTAGCTACCCTAGCTAGTGCAACTGTTACTGGAACACTAACAGCAACTGCTAGTTCAGCAGATGGATTAACACCCACTGCCTTGTCTGCTGTGAAAAGTTCAATGGCGACAGATTTATCGACAGGTACTGGTATTGCTTCTATAAACAATGTTCCGATTGGTGGAACTACAAAAAGTACTGGCGCATTCACTACATTATCCACAAGTGGTAAGGCTACTTTAGCTAGTGCAGAAGTTACAGGAACATTAACAGCAACTGCTACTTTAGCAAAAGGACTAACCGAGACGGCACTAGATGCTGTATTAAAAGCTGTATATCCAGTGAACTCTATATATTTGACAGAAAGTAATTCTACACCTGAATCACTTGGTTTACCTGGCGTATGGGAAAGATATGCACAAGGAAAGGCACTAACTGGGTATTCAACTAGTGTAAGTGCGTTTAAGAATGTGAATTCTGGCGGTAATATGAATCACACATTGAATCTTGCTCAAATGCCTAGGCATAGACACAGTATATCAGATTCGAGAGCAAATAATCCCAATGCATATACTAAAAATGGTAAACACCCAGATAGAGCAACGTATGACGGTCCGGATTATCACACCAACTATACAGGCGGTACTAATAATGGTGCTACTAGTGCTTTCTCACTCTTACAGCCATATCAAGTAGTACAAGCCTGGCGAAGAAAGTCTTAACCTAATCTGACTTATAGATAAATAGTATAAATTACTAAGGATACAATTAAAAATGTCAACAAAAAAGTTTTCAGAACTCCCGCTACTAGGCTCATTAACGTCTGGCGACACATTTGCCGTAGTTGATGACGAGGGTCAACTTACTAGTAAGAAAGTAACTGCTGAAAAAATATCTGACTTCGTGTTTAGTGATCCAGTTGTGGGTAATACTAATAATACTAACGGCGTGATAAATGCTATCAATGCAAAGGGTAACCCAAGCGGAGATCAAGCAACCTTCGTAAAAAATGGATTAATGGCAAGTAAGGTATTCTTTCTAACTGGGTATGAAGATTTTGATACGGTCTTCACTTATAGCAGATTGCCAGGCTCACCCGATGCAATTACGAGAAACGATGTAATTGAAAATAATATGCAGTTTGCTGGCGTTAAGCAGGTTAACGGCATCCAGAAACTAGTTGTTGGTAATATACCAACTCCTGCGGTTGATGGTGAAGCACAACCAATTTCATCTGAGTTTACTATCAATGCAGACATGATTGATAGTGGTCAAACCAATCAATTCTTTAACACAGCATCTGTTGAAGGCGCAATTGAAACAAGTTTCGAGGGACTATTTAATAAGTATAGTGCTTCTTTTGATGGTGGTAATGTTAGAGATGCTGTTAGTGATATATCAGGCGTGTTTAATATTATTACTACACAGAACTCAGAATCACCAAAACAAGCAATAAGTATTAAGGTTATTAATCAAGATGCTCTATTTACTGCACCTGTAGGTGAAAGTGCAATAGTTAACCCAGGCGATACGATTAGAGTTTATGGTGGGGATAGTGGGAATATACAACTCAACACCGCACCGACTCTCGTAGTTAGTAAGAATGATGTTCAATTTCCTGATCCACAAGGCAGTGAGCCAGTAGTGAGTTTCCAATACAAGGTTGCAAGATTTGATCTTAAAACTGGTGCTATTGGAGTCAGGTCCACTACAGACGCAACTCCTACAGGAGAAAACACGATATCGTTTACTTCTCCTGGCGCCTCAGATATACAAGACGTATTAAATTCGTTCAACGAAGATAAATTTATCACTCTAAACATACAGACGAATGATGCAAATCAGGGTGCTTTATTATACCGAAGAGATGCGGCAAGTAATACCAATCCATTTAAACTTATAGCAGTCTTGGGTCCGAAAGACCTCTCTATTGCATATAAAGACTATTATTTGTTTGACTACACATCTTGGTCTGGAAAGAACCCGCTAGATAATTCTTATCTGGCAGAAACGCTTACGCATTTCCCTGCATCGATATCTGGAACAGTTACTGCCGCAGAAGATGGTATAAAGCTCCGTGGGTGGGCTGATGTCACTATTAAAAGTATAGCTAATGCAGAGGGCGGTGGTTTTAATGTGTTCTTCAATGATAATGAAATACTATATGTTAATACTGACGGGGCTTGCTCTTTTACTCACAACAATACTCTCGATATTCAAGGCGCTATTAATCAAAAAATTGATATTGGAAGTAACTCATTAGCACTCAATGCAAAAACATATAACGTCTCTAATATTTCTCTGCCTAGTAACTTTGCATTAACTGGAGTTACTGGTCTTACTACTCTTAAAAAATTGCCTTGGAGTGGATATCGTAGCCTAACAGGTAATACTAAAGACTCTTCAGTATTGAGATCGATAACTAATCTATCTCCTCAGACAATAACGCTATCTGGTCTTAACTTTGATGGTAGTCATACTAATCAGTATCTTTTAGACGACACCCAAGGCTTAGATGAAGACACGAATGTTTTGATCAATATGGGTATTGGTTCTAATGATATTACATTAGAAAACTGTAAGTTTAATGATATGATTGGTGGTGGTGTCTATATAAGTAGTCCGACTAATCTTAAAATGAGTAATTGTGAAGTTACTAATGGTGGTATAACGGATAGATATGAAACATTCTCGCCATTAACTGCTGATGGTGGTACGAACACAATGATCACCAATAATGTATTTAGAAACTTTACAGCACCTATAGATTGTACAGTCACAAAAGACGGATCTATCGTAGCAAACAATGTTATCAAAAACTGTGCGTCTGGTCTTGATATATTTGGTTCTACTTTCTTTATCAGTAGCCCAAATGTTCTTGTAGGTCCTGCTAATGAAAGTTTACAAAGCCCTGATGTTCTTAATAGTGACTTTGATTCTGTTAATATATTGAGAAGTCAGATTAGAGCAGAAACTGATGGTCCTGGTGGCATATTCTTGAGCGATCCATTCATATATCAAGAGAATGGTAATGTATTTGATTTAACCCAAGACTCTGTTACTTCTTCGGGTAATATAGTTTATAGAACTAAACTCATTCGTGGATATTTCCAAAATAACATTGGTGATGGTACTGTTATTGAAATACAGTCTGAAGAAGAATATGGTAACAAGATAGGTCCTGAGCAGTTAGATGCTAATGCAAAGTCAACAGTTTCATATACAAACACTAGTAGTCCCGCACAGAAATTTGCTACTCAAAGTTCATATTTGATACCTGGCGAAAAATATGAGATTAAGGAAGTTGGTAACACTGACTGGACAAAAGTTGGCGCACCAATTAACAAAGTGGGCGTAACATTTACATACAACAGTACCGGAAACCAGAAACTAGTTCAGAAGAACAACACTGCAACTGATAGAAACTCTGTTAATGAAACTGTGTCAACTACTGGATATGTCACTAGAAAGCAGTTTGAGGGCTACACTACAGATAGTGGTACTAAACTTAAAGACATCATAATCACAGATCATAATGGAAATGCAAATATTACTCCAGAAAATGGTGGATTTCAGTTTAAGATTGTTGAACAAGACGATGTTCGTGGTACACACAACACTTTAACAAATCTTACTAGTTCGTCTGGTGCTTATACTCGTGGTGCATTAGCTACACTATTTAACAGTAGGAAAAAGGCTTCGATTAGTGATGCCACAGCAGGCAAGATTCATCCACACAACTCTTATCACGTTGGTGTTGCTTGGACAGCAAACTATAGACATAATGTTAAAGTTGCTGATATTGCAAACTATGGGTCTTGGGGTACAGTGGGTGCATACCTCGCAAACGGACTAGATAGCAATACTAATACTGGTAGGAATGTGTATTTAACAGGCGATTCAGACCCTATGAATGCATATAGGTATTATGCAGACTTTACCTGTCAGGTTAATAATTTAAATCATATCGATGATGATGGTAATTATTATGTTAGCGTTGACGGCCACCCAATTAGTTTTGGCAATAATATATTCTCGCAATATGGACTTGTTACTGATGTTGATAAAGAATCAACACCAAACACAATAACCATAAGATTTTTTGGTACAAAGTATACTGACGATGAGTCAGTTGCCGATTCGGATGCTCCTGCACCTTCAGTCACACAAGCAGGGGAATTTGGTACTATAAATATGATAGACGACTTCGTATTAGCTAAAGGCATTATTAAATAGGAAAAATTAATGACAAGTATTAATCAAAACACAAGTGTAGTTAACGTAGGTAGAACTACTCCAGTTACTCCCGGCGCACAGGTAGCAGATAAGTCTATACCTGTCGTAATGGCAACTGATCAGACTTCTATTCCTGTTATCGAACAGAACAAAGTGCAATCAGAAGTTGCACTATCGCTTTTAGGTATTCCTAGAGCAGAGATTGCACTTGGTATCTTTGCTGATGTTAACACCTATGATGTTAACCCGTCTGAATGGTCTATGAAGCCAGAATACCATATAGGTGGTGACGGCGTTAAGCATCTTCCAACAGAAGCTGGCGCTCTCGTAGAAGCATCTCGAAACAAGACGGCAGTACTAACGTCTAAGCGTTTCTTCAGATATCAGCCAGGTCGTGTATCTGCCGCTACATTTGGTATTAAGTCGTCTGTATCAATCATTGACTTTGCTCAGAATCCCGCAATTCGTAAATTTGGCATATATGACAAATACGATGGCTACTATTGGGAAAGCAGAAACAGTGGTGAACAGGATAACTTTGCTGTTGTTCGTAGAACGCAGTCGTTGCAATATAGTCCTATAAGCCCCTATGGTATTGGTGGAACAAATGGTACTCCAAAACGAGGAGAAACTAACTTAAAGCATTCCCAGACTAGTAATATTGTTCCTTATGATGACACTCAACTAGATGACTATAGAATAGTTGGTCTTGGTGAAAGAGAACAGGGTGATGTAGTTGAGACTCTTCTTAGTGACAGAAACAAACTTAAAGAAAAAAGATTTGAACTGGTTGATGCAGTATTGACTAAAGCTATTAGTAGTGATGCGGCTGTTACAACTGGTGGCGCAGAAATGATTGCGGGCTATGCAGAGTCCACTAGAATTAATAACAGAGGTACTCTTTCAGCGCAAACCACCGCAGGCGGTAAAACATATACATCAACTAGTAACTTTTATGACGATTTAGCGGCTGCCTATAACGCAGAACTACAATATCATAGTGGGGGTAATCTAGTAACCGACCCGGCTCTTTTTCTTGTAACAGCAGAGCAGATGGAAGCTAAGTGTAAACGTGATTTAGATTACTGGATCGATAATTTCTTACTCGATCTTGAATATGGTGGAGATGCACATACCAAATGGAATACAACAAACTTCGGGTTATCTGACGGTACTGTAGGTACTTGGCAAGTTGGCACCCAGGTTGGCGTATTCCCAAGAATCTCACAATTTGAGTCGCTTATTCATAAAATTCTTCTCGATACTATTCATCATAACACGCTTCTAAGTTTATCTACTGATGGTTTAACAAGACTTCAAGCATTACAAACAACTGTTGCTAACGCTTTCGGTAATGCGGCTGGCACAGCAGGTGATGGTGTCGACCCAACATATGACAATCTATTTGATGTCGTAATTCCCACTGATTATGGTGTAAGAACATCTGCAAGTGAAAAACTAGAAACATTTATGACAACCAAAAGAAACTTCTGGTCTTACTACGTCACAGCCAAAAGAGAGTTTGATTTCGATGGTACAAAT